CTCAAGTAGCAATTACAGTCACATCTTATCCCGGCACTAATCCCGGTGGGTTTTCTGCTGTTTATTGTGCTGCTGCGCCTTTTGTTGCAGCCGTCGGTTATGACTTTTACATCCTAGCAAGTGCGGAGCTATAAAATGGAATATACATACACAGAAGTATTAAACGAAGCAGGCGAAGTAATTGCAGTTAATCGCTCAGATGGTTGGTGGATTCCAGCAGATCCAGCTAACTCTGACTATCAGGAATACATAAACCCAAGTGAAGCCGCAACTATCTAAAGCTGCTAAGCAACTTCGGGAACAGTTTGATGACACATTCCCAAGTCGTGACCGCACATCGGATGGCTGGATCGGTGATACCCGACACGCAGCTCGCCCTAGCGATCATAATCCCGATGCTAATGGCTGGGTTCGTGCCATCGATGTCGATCGTGATGTTAGTGGTAAGTCCAAGCCAGACCTTATGCCAGATATTGCAGATCAGATTCGTCTCTTATGCAAGTCTAAAAAGGAACGCAGAATTACCTACATTATCTTTGATGGTCGAATTGCCTCAAGCAAAAAGGGTTGGGCATGGCGGCCATACGAGGGCTCAAACAAACACACACACCACGCTCATTTCTCGTTTGCAAAAGAAGCTGACGATGATGGGGCTTTTTTTCAGGTACCTATGTTAGGAGCAAGTAATGAATGAACTAAAGACAGCAGCAGGTTCATGGGCAAGAGCCTTTCTAGTAGCAGCGATCTCAATGTATGCAGCAGGAGTCACAGACCCTAAAGCACTTATTGCAGCAGGTGTTGCTTCTATTCTTCCGCCTGTATTGCGCTACCTGTCTCCTAATGATCCTTCTATGGGCATCAAGAAGTGACACAAAGCGACTTCTTTACCCTTTACCTTGCCACCATTGCAGCACTCGGTGGCTTGTCTGGCTATGTAATTACTCATCTGTTGTCTGAGATCAAAAGACTCAACACGCGAGTCGATGAGATCTATAACATATTACTTGACAGGTAGCATTGTGCCATGGCAAGAAAAGCAACTAAGGCATTAGAGGAGCAAGGCTACTCAAAGCTTGATGCTTACTGCATTGGGCTTTATGAATACTTCCTATCGCTAAAGCGAGCAGGTTTCGCAGAAGATATTGCTATGTTCATGATTACAGAGCCACAGGCTTACCCTCATTGGATTCTGCCAGATCAAGTACCGCCAGAGAAGTTAGGCGATTACGAAGATGAGGATGACGATTAAGCGAATAGTCGTAGTGAGTGACCTTCAGGTTCCTTATCATGACAGGGTTGCTACCCGTAACCTTGCTAGCTTTATATCTAAGTTTAAGCCAGACCAAGTAGTAACCATTGGCGATGAAATTGATTTGCCTCAAATCTCAAAATGGGAAGAGGGGCGCATGGGCAGTTATGCCCAGACCCTAGATGATGACCGCAACGAAGCTGTTCAGCTTCTCTGGGATTTAGGCGTTACAGACTGCATAAGGTCTAATCACACGGATCGCCTTTACAACATCATCATGGCTAAAGTACCTGCATTCGGAGCATTGCCAGAGCTGCGCTTTGAGAAGTTTATGAAGTTTGATGAGCTAGGTATTACCTTTCACAAGAACCCAATGCCTATTGCACCTAACTGGATTGCTGTTCATGGTGACCACACACCGATAAAGCCACATGGGGGCTTATCAGCCCTAGAAGCAGCCCGTAGGCATGGTAAGAATGTCATCTCAGGACATACTCACAGAGCAGGGCGTTCTGCCTTCTCAGAGGCTTCTGGGGGTCGCATAGGGCGTGTCCTGCACGGTGTCGAGGTAGGTAATCTTATGGACTTTAAGCAGGCTCATTACACGAAAGGGTCTGCAAACTGGCAGCAGGCTTTTGCCATCATCTATGTAAACAAATCTAAAGTCCAGGTAGATCTAATCAACATCGAGAAGGACGGCACTTTCATAGTTGCTGGAAAGTCCTACGGCAGACCAAGATAATCGTTATAAAGTCGTTACCTAAATGTGCTTGATTAGTCGGTCACTTCTGTCACACTAATCTCGTAAGCCAGTCAAGGGCACTGGATACAGATAGGTAAAACAATGAGCTTTGAGATGCCGATTATAGTGCTGCTACTTGCAGCTAATGCTTTATGGTATTTAGTAGGTTGGGCTAAAGGATTTAACGAAGGCAAGCGTGAAGGCTTGATCGTAGCAAAGTCATATCAGCGAGCGACAACAGATGCGCGCTAATGAAATCTTACTCACAGCCACCGACACGATCCGTGACCGTGGGCTTTCATACGGTCACCCTGCGGATAACCTGCAACACACCGCAATGCTCCTCTCAGCATACTTACAAACACCGATTCACGACTATCAGGTGGCAGGGATCATGGTGCTTGTTAAACTTGCACGGACTAATCAGTCAGCCCAGCACATTGACAACTGGATTGACCTATGCAGCTATGGCGCAATCGCAGGACAACTAGCAACCGAGGAGAACGATCTATATGTTTAATCTTGATGAATATACAACTGTTCGTGAGCGTGTAATCGAGTTTTGGAAAAGGTATCCTAATGGACGGATTGAGACAGAAATTCTTGATTGGTCTGATAAGCGTTTTATCGTGGGTGCACGACTGTATAGAGAAGCCACAGATGAGAAGCCATTCTCGACTGGTTTTGCGCATGAGGTTATTACGGACAGGGGTGTCAATAAAGATTTTGCTTTGGAAAACGGAGTTACTTCGGCAATTGGTGTTGCTTGTGGTCATGCGAACATCGGCATTGACAAGAACAAACCAAGCCGAGAAGAGATGACTAAGGTCGTTGCTACAAAAGTAGCAAAGCCACCTGTCCAAGAGGTCAAGGCAGACGATCAGGACTATTGGACTACACCCGTCAATGAGTACAAAGGTGTAGTAGATGCACCTGTAACACTTGAGAAGGCTATTGAGAATGTAGCTGCAATCATGGGAACTGGTGAAGCAGTAGAAGCACCATCATGTGAGCATGGGCACATGATATGGCGAGAGGGTGAGAAGAATGGCAAGGCATGGGGTGGCTACTTTTGTGGGTATGCAACACGCATAGGAGAAGCTAAGTGCCCTACAAAGTGGTACACACTTAATTCACAAGGCAAGTTCGAGCCACAGAAGGCGAGAGTATAAATGGGTTACATCGAGGTGTATAACATAGACAAAGATGGTGAATGGACTGATCTAAATGACATTCCATTTATTACCACAATTAACTGCCAGTTATGCAATGAGCCGACAGAAGCTCATGACATCATTATCCCAGCAGTTATCCAGGACGGCATACTGACAGCAGGCACATGGCAGTGCAGGAAGTGTAAGGCAGTCAATGGATGACAAAGAGAAGCTTTTAATCTTCCTAGTGCTGTTCCTGTTTATTGGTGGCGTAGCGTTGGGATACATGTCTCATGGCTGAGTTTAACTTTGATGAGATTTACCGCTCTCCAGTAGATCGACATGTGTACAGTTTTAGCGGCTATGGTGGGGTTGAGAACTGCTCAGACTGCGATGCTTTTACACAGGTCAATGAGTACGATCGTCTCCACGATGGTGCTGTTCTATTCTTCTGCAATAGATGCGAGAACAAACATCATTTATGAGTCAGCATAGGAAACACAGAGGTTTCCGCACAGAGCGCGTAGTAGCTGAGTACCTATCGACTTGGTGGTCTGGCGCATGTGTGGGAAGGGGTAGTGGCAAGGACATTGTTAATGTGCCTTTTGATGTGGAAGTCAAAGCAAGATCAGGCTTCCAACCTTTAGCGTACATAAAGCAATTAAAAGCTCGAACCGACATATCGGGGGAATTGGGGTTCGGGGTAATACGATTAAACGGACAGGGTGAAGATGCGCGTGAGTATGCCGCCATCATCCGTTTAGAAGATCTCTTGCCACTACTCATATTAAGATACGGTCACCTAGACAAAGAACCCACTGAAGCAGACATAGACCGATGCTCTGGATGTGGGTCATACATGATAAGGAAGTGCCTAACTTGCCAGCCTATGACTACAAATGCACCAGATGCAATCTTAATCAAGAGATCAATCATGGATGGCACAATAGACCAGTAGTGTTATGCAACTACTGCAATGAGCCTA